GTCATCATAAATTCTTTGTACCTTTCTCTTTAAAGAATCTATATGGACGTTCTTCTCCCTAATAAGTGATCTTCTCTCCTGTGGTGTCAGCTTCACATATCCATCTCTCTTAGGCTCAACAAAAATCAAACACCTTCTAGCAAACCCTAAATCAAAAAACTTCTTCAAATAAGAAGAATCAAAGTCGTCACCACATGCACCATGAACAAACATCAATTGCGGTACACCATCAATATCCTCAGAATATTTATCCCCTTTCGTAACCTTAGCCTCAGTAAAGCCATGATCAAAAGCCTGCTTAACTGACGATACCAAAGCTCCAAACGTCCCATTAACACCTCTCTCTTCAATACTATCGAAAATCTCCGAATCTTCCCACGAAGTACATCCAAAAGCAGCCTTGAAGAACGCCTCCCTCTGACTAAAGAAACCTTCAGGAGTAGAATTACTCGCTATCCGCCCCCTAAGAGTTCTCGGTCCATGCGTAGAAATATACTCCTTCTGCTTAGCTTTAGCTGATGCCCCAAACTTAGCTTCAGCCTCATTCTCAACCCGCTCCTTCTCTCTCTCAAACCATCTTGCCTGTCTTCCCTTGATATCACTATTCACCCCCTGAAATATCTCCTCCAAAACCCTCTTGCTCTTGTCTTTCCCATTACCACTGTGGCTCAAAGACATAGCATAAATGTTGGCACTGGTTTCCCGTGTCTCAAGGATATCGCTACATATCTTAACTCTATTGTAGCAAAGAATTCTCGACACGCTGTATAATGCCAACAGTGTCATCGCATCATAATTTGCTCTCGGAAGAGAAGGCAACAAGACCTTCTCAACAAGGTCCCTCGTAAGGGTAGGTAATTTGTTTTTATCAATCATGTCTGGCTGTTAAATATATTCTAGAATCCCACCGTCTAAAGAGTAACGTCGCCAGACATTGGAAGTAGACGGTGGGGTTCCAAAACATATTCGTTAGTCTGGCAGGTCTTTCTTAACACAAGGATATGCCTATCAAAATCAGTTGTCAAACCAAAATATGTCAAGGGGGCAAAAATGGACTTTTTTGTTGAGATAAATAACTGAGTACCAGCCCGTTACCTATCTCCGTTACCTATCTTTTTCAGCATAAGAAAGCCAATAGTATATAGATAAGTAACTAAGTAACGTATATTTATTTATTTATTTATTTATATTTTATATAAAAGTCCCTTTTTCTTGTTGTTCTTGCGGTTTAATTGAGATTTAGTGAAAAAGTATAAAAAATAATATATGCCCGTTACCCAGTAACTTAGTTACCTATCTTTTTGGTGTGTGATGTTGTATAATTCGTGCCTTGTGGGAGGAGGAGCAACGAGCGTAGCGAGTGCGACGACGACCTTCCCTAAATCCTCATCTTGACACTTAATCCCTTTTTGCTACGATCCAATCGGTTCATAGGTGAACTTGTTGGAAGAGTTAATCAGCCCTCCCCCATAGCTGGTTAGCTCTTTCATTTATTGCATTTGGAGAAAATCTATGGTATAAGGCGAGTAAGGTAACTCATGCCTATGATAGTTAGGATTGATACATTTAAGAAAACAGTGAGTGTTGAATCCGACGCTATCTGTTCAATCGATGAGTTAGAGTTCCTCAGCGCCTCTTACGAAGTTATTATGCAGGATATGATGGAAGAGTGTGAGTGGTTGATGGCTATCGGGGAACTTGAATTGAACGCTCGCCTGAACATCTTTGAAAGCGGTAGAAAACTTAAAAAGGTACCAGGCAATAAGTAAATATTTTGTAAACGGAAACCCATGCCTTTCGATAGCGAATCAGCTAGGAAATACGGGAAATTAGGTAATGAGGCTAAGAGAACCAGGAGGACTCAGTGGGAAAACATTGTGGGGTGGTTAGCTGGTAGAGGAGGAGAAGCTTTCTTGCAAAAGTTAGAGAACCTTTCTGTTGGCGCAGAGATGACTAAAGAAGAGAAAGAGTTTATTGGGCACTACAAAGATCTTTTGGAATATCATCAGCCAAAGCTTTCACGACAAGAGCTTGGGGGCATTGGGGGAGGAGCCATTCAACTTAACACTGTGAAATATGGAGATAACGATTCCGCATAATTATGCTCCGCGGGATTATCAGTTACCTTTACTTAAGGCTCTTGATAGTGGGGTCGATAGGGCTTTTTGCTTATGGCATAGACGCTCTGGTAAGGATGTTACGCTGTGGAATTTAATGATTAAGAAGGCATTCGAGCGTGTCGGCGTTTATTTTTATTTATTGCCGACTTATGTTCAGGCTAAGAAGATTATTTGGGATGGGATAACTAATGATGGGTGGAAGATGTTGGATTATATACCTGATGCTTTAGTTGAGAAGAAGAACGGGCAAGAGCTGAAGATTGAGTTAAAGAACGGTTCGATCATCCAGTTAATTGGGACAGACAAATACGATTCGATTCGTGGTACTAATCCTGTTGGATGTGTTTTTTCTGAGTATGCGTTTCAGCACCCTATGGCTTGGGAAGTTATTAAGCCTATTTTGAGGGTTAACAAAGGCTGGGCGGTGTTTAATACTACTCCTAACGGAAAGAACCATTCGTATGATTTACACATGGCGGCTGAAGGCAATGATAAATGGTTTGTTCAGACTTTAGGAATCCATCAGACTGGTGTGGTTGATGAAGAAGATATTGACGAGGAGAGAAGGAGCGGGATGACAGAGGATATGATCCAGCAAGAATATTATTGTAGTTATGAGGTTGGAAGGATTGGTTCAGTTTATGGGAAACAACTTGAAGGAGTGCAGGAACGTGTTTGCAAACTCCCAGTGCTTAAAGATAAGCCAGTAGATTTATTCCTTGATCTTGGTAGAGCAGACTCAACTGCTATTATATTTATGCAACGAGTGGGCAAGGAATTGCGTGTAATCGATTTTATTGAAGAAAACGGGCGAGATGTCGGTTTCTATATCAAAGAGCTCTTAGAACGAAAGTATTGGTACGGAAATATGTGGTTACCGCATGATGCGTTTAACAAGAGGATGGAAAGTGCTAAGACAATAGCTGAGCAGTTTCAAGAGGGAGGGTTTAAGATTAAGCATGTGCCTAAGAGTTCGATAGCTAATGGGATAATGGAGGGGAGGAAGATTATGCCATATGTTTGGTTTGACGAAGATAGAACTATTAATCTACTCAAGGCGTTAGAGAATTATCATTACGAATATAACCAGCGGAGAAAGATGTTTACGAACAATCCTTTACACGATTGGAGTTCACATGCTGCTGATGCGTTTAGATATATGGCTGTTTCTATTGGTAGTGATGCCGTTACAGAAAGTTACGAGTCTCAGGTAAGTTCCTACCTTGAGGACAGTAGAAGAAAGTATATCGTGCCTGGACTTGGTGTTAAAGCAACTGATTACGGAGATTACACAAAGGCAGCGCAAGAATATCTAAATTAAGATTTACAAAAACGATATATTGTGCTAGGTTCGGGGTAGGGGAGGATGAGAGTATTCTTCATCCGTTTATGGCGTACAAAGAAGCACCTAAGGAGGCTAACAACCCCAATGACGGTTTCTCAAATAAAGCTGTGCAAGCAGCTGTTTCTTTAATTGAGGACAATTATGAGTCAAAGGTTGAGCGTGATGGGATGAATGATGCTATTCAGAAGCTTATTGAAGAGGGCTTTGAAGTAAGTAATCCCACAGGGACTAGAAAAATCTCCAGTAAAGTTCTTCAACAAGCGCTATGGCGGACAGCTAGTAGAATGAAGCCTTTAGACTTTTCTATTCACGGAAGCAGCCGACCTGAAGAGGTTGAGAAGATTGTGACTGATGGAGTAGGAACAGTGATGGATAAAGGTGGGTATGCTGGCGCATTAAGAGATAAAGGAGGAATGTTCTACAAGTCTTTGTTGTACGGTGATGCGTTTATGCAGATTGGTGCTAACCCTGATGAAAAGAGTTCTATTCCGATTAAATTTACACCGATTAGTAACTCAAATATTTACGTTGATTCTTTTGCTACAGGGGTTAGAACAGGTGGTCACGGACAAACCGCTACTAAGGTTTGTGTAGTTTTCTCTTATAGTTGGGAGGAAGCTTGTCGTTTGTATCCTGAGCTGCCTAAAAAGGCTGTTAAAGGAGAAATCCCAAGAGAGAGTTCTATCTTGAAGGACCTTGAGAGAAGCTACGAGCAAGAAACAGAAACAGAAGATGATAAGGTTGAAGTTGCACATTTTTACGACATTTCAGCTAAAAATTACACAGTGTTTGCTGGGGCGATGGCTTCAGTATTAAGTGAGGTTAATGGTGATGATTATCCGTTTGTGATTGACGGAGAGGCTTACATCCCAGTTAGTCACTGGATGTGCATGCCTTCACATGAAGGTTTCTACAACCATGGGATTGGTGACATGATTTACGACTTGGCTATTTTATCTAGAGAGCTTCTTAATATGGGCGCTCAACACGCTGGATTTACAGCTAATCCGTTGACGATCCTAAACATGCCTCAAGAAGAGGCTGCTAGGTTCTTTAGCAAGATGAAATCAGCGCATGAGATGAGAGTTCAAGGGAAACAAGCTTTTGTTGTTAACGGGTACGATCCGAACAATCCGAACGCTACTACTATTCAGACACAAACAATCACTCCTCAATCAGCGTTGAATGAGTGGCAAATGATTTACGATAGATTAGATAGGGAGATTAGAAGGCTTGGGATTAACCTTGATGAAGCTGACAGGGGTAATGTTACTGCTACGCAGATTATTGCTGAGGAAGAGAGCGCAAACGCTTTCGTTAAGCAAGTAATGGAGAATAATGCTAGTGAAACTAAGTTCTTGGTTAAGATTGCGATGGATATGATTAAGAAATTCGTTAGCGATAAAGACGAAACTCCGCTAGATTTGACTACGACTATAGAGATTGGAGGTGAAGGGAAAGAGATTCCAGCTGTTCCGCTAGGATTAGTTGCTAAAGAGTTAAAGGATCACAACTACTTCGTAAGGGTTAATTCAAGAAGTGGAGCGATTCCTTCTAACGTGTTGCAGCAAGCTCAAATTACAAGAGTGTTGCAAGCGACTCCTCCAGGAACACCAGCTTACTTTAAATTATTGAAACAATTCGCACAGTTAAATGATAGAGACATTAGTATGATGGATTTAGGTGCTCAGCCTGCTGCTCCTCAAATGCCAGCACAAGCTGGAGGAGAGGTTCCAGAAGAGGCTATGGTAGCGGGAACAGAAAGAATTGCAGTAAATCCTAGGCAAGCAACTCCACAACCAGCGTTCTAATGATAGAAAATATACGTCAGTTCTTTAAAAATCAGTCGAAAGAGGGCAAAGAATGTCAAAAAGTGTTAGGAAACACTAAAAAACTTGGTGAATTTGCTAAGTTTTGGGAAAACAACGGCAACGACATAGCAGTAGTTGTGGCGGGTAAGCTTATTGATTTCTCAACTAGCAGGGAGTACACCGAGAAAGAGTTTGCAGCTTACAAGGAAGGGCTGCAAGAGGTTGGAATATTCCTAGGGCTTTGTTGGACCGAGTATGAAATGTTGAAGCAAGATTCTAAAGAGTAGAGTTTTGCTTTAGCCTTTCACGGCTAAAATGTTCATTCATAACCCATATCGCATGAGCGAAACGAACCAGTCTGACACTGAGTTATTTGGAACCAGTGAGGAGTCTGAAGGAGTTGAAAGCTCCACAAGTACCACTGATGAAGTGAGCGGTAACGCCACTACAGATAGTGAAGAAAGTGATTCTCTAGATCTAGATGAGAGTCCAGTGAAGGAGAACGCGACCTCTGCTAAAGAGCAAGCCGATAAACAAGTCGAAACATGGATTGCTAGAGTTGTTACAGGCAAGGCAGATCTTAGTGAGATTCCTCACAAATGGCTAAGGGATAAAGTTGAAACACACTTGAGTGCCTTAGACAAAACGCCAGCTATTACAGAGCTAATTGATAAGAAGTTTGCGGAGAAGCATGCAGACAACGAGTTTCAGTCAATGAAACGCGAACTTAACGCTTCTAAGCTCTCTGCTAATCAAAAAGCTGAGTTACAAGCTGAGTTTAAAGAGAATCTTGAGCTAGGGATGCCAAGACATATTGCTCTTAAGAAGGCTATTAAGGCGGCTTCGGTTGATTTAGCACCTAGTACTGATGAATTACGTCGGTCAATGGCTGTTCCTACAGCTGGTAGACCAGTAAAAGACAGTAGAGATGCTGATTCATACGATCAGTTGCCAAAAGATCCTAAAGAGAGGTTGAAAGCCTTAGAAGCTCAAAGAAGAAGCTCAATCTAAGGACGGTTGTGTAATGGATGTTAGTAAAACTATTTATCTAATATTCAAAACACATGGCTAACTCAATTAGTGCATTGAATCCTGAGAATTGGAAACCGATTGTACAGGATTACCTTAACAACATGCTTGTTGCTATGGATATTGCGAATACTAAATGTGTTCCTTATCTTAACGACGGTGATGCTGTTAACTTCCCTTATGTAAGTGATGTTCGTGTACAAGATCTTGTACAAGGTACTGACCTTACTATTGACGCCATCAGTGCTACACAAGACACACTGACTGTTGATCAATCTCGTGCTGTGACTTTCCAAATTCATCCAGTACAAGAAAAGCAAGCTAAAGCTAAGTATGGTCTAGACCTTGCTTACCAAGCTGCTTACCAACTAAGAAACGACATCGACCAAGCTGTAATCGTTTCTGGTGTAAACAACGCTGCTACAGAACTAGAATCTGCTGCTGTTACTACTTCTGCATCTAGCATTTACGAATACATGACAGAAGCTAGATCATCTTTAGTTCGTGCTAACGCTGGTGACGGTGAACATTTCGCTGTTATGCCACCTGAAGAAGTTGCTAAGCTTGAACAATCATTCGTTGCTAATGGTTTCGTTCTAGGCGATAAAACACTTGAAAGAGGATTCCAAGGTTCAGTTAACGGATTCAAGGTTTACGCTTCAAACAACACTCCATCACAAGTTGTTCTTGCGATGGGAACACAACCAACAAACGGAGACACATTTACTTTGTTCGGTATTACATGGACATGGGTAACTGATGGTACTGCTGCAAACCCAGGAGAAATCAATATCGGTGCTAACGTAGCTGATGCTAAGGCTATCCTTAAGACAGCTCTTAATGGAACTACTCCACCTTCTGCTGGTGATTACGTTCAAGTTTCAACTGATAGCAGAAGAAAACTACAAAACGCTCAACTTGAAGCTGCTACTTTCTCAGGAGACAACATGACAATTACTGCTTACGGTAGAATGTCACCTGCTGAAACTTTCACAGCTGCTGGCAATGTTTTCGGAGATGAAGAGACAAGCATCCTATTCGGACGTTCTGGTGCTATCTCTCTAGGTCTTCAAATGCAACCTGAGCTATACATCAGAGACCAAGAAGCAAACATTGGAAAGAACTACATTACACACACATTGTACGGTGTAGCTACTTTCGAAAGAGACAAACAAAGATTGGTAACTCTACCAGTTGTTTACTAACAGGTAGTTAATCTCTTTTAGGCGGGTGGGGGTGGATTAAGTTCTACGCCCGCCCATAAAGGGATTAAGCCTAAATAACTAACTAAATTAAATATGACAGCAAAAAATCCACAACTAGCAGATAAAATCATTATCAGAGAGCAGCTTGGAGGGGGAATTTATTTCTCAGACGACACAGCAACACCTATTTTAGGGGTCGTTGAGGGTGGTAGTGGTGAAGTAGGGCTAGCATTAGAGCTTGACCATATCCAAACTGGATCAATCATTACTAACAACCTTCCTCTATATATTGGAGGAGTCACAACAGTGACAGGGGCAGGAGCGATTGCTACCAATTCTTCTGTTGTAGCGGTTGTGACTACTGGTGCAGATGCTTTAACTCTAGGGGATGGTGATCAAGGGCAATTTATGTATATTTACATGAAAAACTTTGGGGGTGATGGCACTCTTACTCCAACAAATCTATTGGGAGGAACGGCAATTACTTTTAGTGCTGTAGGTGACACAGCTCAATTATTTTTTGACGGATCAGATTGGGTAATGATGGGAGGTAGCGCAACGCTAGCGTAATTCTTTTTAGGCGGGTGGGGCTAGCTTCGGCTAGGCTCGCTCATAAAGGGATTATGGCGATAATAACTAAATAAACTAAATATTATGCCAGGAGGACTAATAAATTCTAACCAACAAGCGCAAGTTTCAGAGCAACGAAGAATGCCAGTTGACAATGTTGGTTCAGATTCAATTCAAACAATTAGCGGCGAAACTTTAAGCCTATACTATTACAACGCTGGTGTGCTAACTGCTGATGCAGGTCAAGCAGCTGGAACAGTAGTTGTTGCTAAGTTCGCCAACAGAAACATTAAGAACGCGCTAGGGGATGTTACAGGTACACACCTTGATACTTCTGTGTCTTTCACTACAGGGACAATTTTTACTGAGTTGGTTGAGTTTCCAGCTAAAGTGGCTGAAACATGGGATAGAGCAGAAGGAGATACTAAGGCTGAAGCTATTACTGATGGATTCACAAATGGTCAATACTGTATTGATCACAGAACGGGTACGTTGTATGGGGTTAAGGCAACTAATGGAACAAGCGACACAGTTTCTTATAAGATCGAAACAAGTGCTTCTTCTTCCCCTAGTGGGGTCCCTTCTGTAGTAAAGATAGTTGACGGAGATGGTGATTTTGCTTCAGTAACAACAGGTGGTAGTCTAAATGTCCAATCAGACGCTTACGATTCAGGGACAGGGTCAGACAAGGTTTATAATATCAACCCTCTAAACGAGCTTCACTTTGAGGAAACCTTAGCGGACGTAACAAATGGTACAGATGGAACATACTACTATTATGTAGATATGGACGGAGCTAAACATTTCTCAGCTCAATTAGAGTTGAGTGGAGGTTCTGGTACTTGCACAGTAACTGTTGAGGCTACGAATCAAGATGACGGGACAGCAGCTGCTTCTTGTGCTTACCAAGATGTAACTAACGGACTGTTTGGTGCAGCTTCTTACACGGCTAGTGATTTCTTGATTGCTGACACTGCGATGAGCTTCAAGTATATCCGTTATAAAGTTGTTGCTAGTACAGCTGCAGCAAATGACGCAGACTGGACTATATATCATAAAAAACAATACTAATGGCTACATTGACATCACAAGTAGGCGCAAGCAGTGGAGCAGCTGGAAGTCAATTGGTAGCCGTTATGTCTGCCCCAGTTGACGTTCATTCTACCACTAATGAAACGACATTATTGTCCTTCACTCTTCCTGGAGGAGGGCTGGGTACTGCCAACATGATCCAGGCGCAAATTTTACTTTCTGATTTTGATACAAGTACTACCAACGGAGTTACGTTCAGGCTAAAGTATGGAAGCACTACTATCGCTTCTTATATATTTGACGACTGCGGGACAGTGAGTAATGCAAACGGCGTTATTATCGCAAACATGTACGCGGCAGGTGCAACTAATGCACAAGGTGGGTCTATTGCTGTACAAGTAATGGCTCACAACGACGGAGCAGAATCTTTCTCTGTTCACAACACTGGCACTGGGGCTGAAGATAGCACAGGTGATTTAACATTCTCTATTACTGCACAGCCAGAAACAAGTTCTGCTTCCGTTGGAACTACTGCTCAAACAGGGTATGCAATGTTGGCAACGATGGCAGCATAATTTAACTAATTAAAAACATGACTAATACAATTCTAAAATACATTCCTGCGGAGGAGCTCGTAGAAGCGCCGAAAGAGGAAGTGGTGGAGTCTACACCGAACATTACAAAGACTCGTGTAGAGGAAGCAGTTAAATATCTAAAATGGATTGGAGTTAATCCAGTACCATTAGATCAATCTGAATATGGAGGGAAAGGGTACAAAGAAATTGCTAAAGCAGTTGGTTTAACTGAAGGGCAAGTAAAACTTTTGCACGAAGAATATCGGCAAGCTAAAGCAGAAGTTAATAAACAAGAAGAAGTAACAGAAACACTATAATGGCACAACTAACATCACATCAAGCGAACAGACAGCCGTATGTTAACACTGAACACTCTGATAGTGTAGAAGGATCAGCGCTGCGTTCAGGGGGCAGGAGTGTTCAAGCAGAAATTACTCTGGGCGCAAACAATGCATCTGAGTCAATTAATGTATTTCAGATAACTGGTCCTATTGAAGGGCAAGCTCTACATGCGGTAGTCACAGATGCCACCACTTTAACTAATTGTACAGGGTGTTACTTTGATTTATGGGACGGGACGTCCTCAGTAGTATTAACGAAGATGACTGGAGCTGCTTTAAGTGGCGAAGCAGTGGGAACAGTGATGATTAAGTCTAGCACTGCGTCGTCAGCACTACAGGTGGTTAGTAATGCGGCTGGGACTTTATATGAGTCGTCAGGGGGCAAACTGTTCCAGCATTTTTCTGTAGTACAGAAGGACAGTACGAATACATATATAAGATTTAACTACACAACAACAGATACCCCTATCAATGCAAAGATAGAGGTTGGGATGCATTATGGCTTGCTGGATGGAGGTTCAGTAGCAGTAGTCTAACTAAAATAAATTATGTCATATCCAATTATAAACAGTGTAGGATGGAAGTTTAGGGAGACGTTTGATAGCGTTGGTAGTGTTTTGGCTAATGGAGGTGAGATCAATGGGGATGCTACAGTTGATGATGGTGGGAGTTTTCCTACTAATGGGTCTTCTATCTTCTATCAAGCTGCATTCTATGGGCAAGAGATATCTGTAGAGATAGACGTTGATTTAACTTTTGTTTCTGGCAGTTATCAAGCTCTTGTTTCTAATAGAGGCGAAATAGCTGATACCTATTTCGAATGTTCGATTGACAACACCGCTTCAACAACAGATAAGAAGATGTTGTGGCTTGGCGGATCATTAAGGCTATCCACTGCTACAATCCCAAGCACAACGAAAAAGCTTTTGTATGTTAAAGATTCTTCTAACAATATTACATTTTACGCAGATGGGGTTAAGGTTGGGAATACGGTAGCTGGTACTGCTCTTACAACTCCTACTCTGAATTTATATATTGGGAACGTCTTTAGTGGGATATATCCTGCTAAGTCAACTATTCACAATGTTAATATTTACCAAAGAGCATTGTCAGCAGAGGAAGCTCTCGATCTTTTTGAACAAGACACTTACCAAGAAGTTGATGACTCACAATTCTTAGTTAGCCTTCCATTAAGAAGTAATTACAATGACGGTTCAGATCAAGTTACAGTTAATAGAGGTAGCCTAGGCGGAACAGTGCGGCTAGGGGATGGCTCTACATCAAACACTTTTCCCACTCAGCTCTATCCGAAGGGGATGAGCTTTGATGGGGGAGCTGATAACTACCTTGAGATGGCTGGGCAAACTGATCTAGACAATGTTTTTGATACAGGTGCCTCATTGGTAATTGACTTGTCTCTTGCAGGTACAGGTAATGGTGGGGCAGGGCGAATTCTCTCTAAGGGTGACATAGCAGCTGGATGGGCTTTGTATGTAACTGCATCTGGGTCTGGGTATAGGGTTACTTTGTCGAAAAAGTTTAGCTCTGCTACTGGGGCTTGGTATCTGACAAATGCACTCACTTTTGGCAAGAGATATCATCTTGTGCTCAGCTATGATGCCAGTTCTACAAGCAATGTGCCGAGCGTTGTTTTGAATGGAGAAAGCGTTGGTGTGTCGACATCAGCTGCGCCATCAGGGACAAGCAGCCCAGATGCTGATGAGGCTCTTTTTATAGGAGATAACAATGTGCACTCTAGATGGATAGATGGCATTATATACGGGTGCGGAATTTTCCCAGGGCTGATTACTCCAACTCAAGCTAAATGGCTTTACCAGAAAGATATGAATTTAATTAATCAATAATGGCAACAATCAAACAACAATATGCAGCTAACCTAGTTGCCAGTCACGATTTCCGAAAAGGGACTTTCAATGATTTAAGCTCAACTGGTGCCGATTTGTCACCTAATGGAACTCCGTATGCGACAAGAACGCCATGGGGAAACGCCTACGCTTTAAGAAATAGCTCATACTTTGAAGTTTCTACGGCAAGCTATCCTGATTTAAATGTGGCTGGAGATGTTACTTTTGGCGGAGTGTTTCACTGGGGCAAGGTGCATACTGCCAATAGCTATTTATTGGGGCATGGGGGAAGTGCTGAAACTGAGGCTACTAACATTCTATATTCCCTTAGAGTGAACGCTAATGGGACTAGTGTTTCATGCCTACATGAATATGGTGCTGGGGTTAATGTTGCAGTAAATACAACTGGTTTCACAGTGAAGCCTGGCATCAATTTCTTAATGGCTACAAGAGATACAGTTAATAAAACTTACACAATTTGCCTTAATGGGGCGTGTGAGGAACTCTCGTATTCAGATAATCCGTCTGGTGGAACGACTGCTGATTATATGGTGGGGTCGTTAGCAGGTGCAGCTCCAATGCCAGCAGATATTTTATGGACACAAACTTACAATACAAGTATGTCACAGGCTGAGCTTTGCCAAATGTATGAAGAATGGCAGCAAGAGGAGTTGATGTTCAGTGTGCCTAAAAAGACAATCTTGCCTACAGGAACAATGGCAGCAGGATTGCCTGAGCCAATTCTTGAGTACGATATGACTATCAATGGTGCAGCCGTTAATGATCTGAGCAGCTCTAATCTGCCAGCCACAGTGGCTGGATGTATTAATACTGAGGGGCAAATGGGGCAAGGGGTTTTATTTGACGGTAGCACTGATGCTAGATTAGATGTTGGAGTTACAGACCTTATACATGAGCTATCTAATGCGAGTTTTTGCTTCATGTTAGAGCCTAGTGCTTTTACTGATTTTGATGGATTCCTTACGCAAGGGACATCAACAACTAGCCGAACAAGAATCGGACTTGGAGGTTCAGGCGCAGGCGTTAATAAAGATATCTTGATTAACTTTGCTAATGGAGGAACAGCAGCTAGTGCGTACACTACAAACACACCATTAAATACGAATGCGCCCGCCTTTATTAGAGTTGAGTTTGATGGAGCAGGGGCTACTGATGCTGATAAGGTGAAATTATTTGTGAATGAAGATGAACAAACATTAACCTTTTCAGGAGATCAAGCAACCTTACTAGCTCCAGTGTCAGCCAACTTATACGTTGGAGATGATGCAGGGGCGGTTAGTAGAGAATTTAGAGGTATAATGAACCACTTAATCATCTTCGATCAAAACTTAACAGATGCTCAAGGGGCATTACTGTACAGCAGATTTACCAAGAAGCTTAATTTAAATTTATTGCAAGAGGATATTGTTTGTACAACATCTAGTCAGAATTCAGGAGACCTATCTAACACTGAACTAAAAATCACATCGGGTTCATGGACTGTTGAAGAGTCATCTGGGCATAAAGGAGCTGTTAATGAAACGTCAGGATTCTTATATTACCCCTCTATTGGAGCCTTTGGGACATGGTGGTTTACTATGAACAAAGCAGTTTCATCAACACAAACAGGCTGTTTCTTGGTGTGTGGGGAAAAAGATAACTCTGGAACTCAGGAATATTACCTGTTTTCTGACACATCAGCAGAGGTGAAGCTATGGAATGGTAGCACAACAATTTTAAGCACTGGCTATGATTTAACCGTAGGGGTTGATTATTCTTTCTGCATAACAAGAACCCCTAAGGGAGTTTTTACCGTATATATTTCGACAGATGGAGGAGCAACCTATACATCAATTGGCACAGTCGAAAGCACAACCCACACAGCAAGTAAATACCTTGTGATAAAAGGTGAAGCTGGAGATCACTTCAGAGATGTTAAGTATTACCCATTACTAATTGACCCTACTCTTTAACATGCAAGCTATGGTCGCAGAATTCAGCTTAGAACTTATAGGACTTTTAATCACACTGACAACAACTGTTATTGGTGGAGTTTTCTTTGTAACCAAAGTCTGGGCGCTAGCTCGTGATAATAGGGAGGAGATCAATGGTATTAAAGGAGATATCAAGGATATAAAAAACGAGAGTAAAGACGTTACAGATCGAATGGCAAGAATTGAAACAAAGATTGATCTACTCCTAGAGCAGGTCAAGAAATAGTATTATCTAAAAATTAAATATGGCAGCATTACAAGTACAGGACGCTTATGATGCCTTTGGGAGGCTAAAGAGAGACATTACAGACGTTTCTTTGACTACGTTCAAAGAGTGGTGTGATTACCTTAATAAATTTGCTTACAGATACCTTGTAGGAATTGACCCTGAAAGGTTTATTTCTTCAAGTACAGTTAGCGTATCAGCTGGGACTTCTAGCTATTCATTGCCTGCTGATTTCAGAAGTATGCAAGCAATGGGAACAGGACTGTTTGAGGTTGATGACAACGGAGTAGCTAAAACTTTAGCTCTAACAGGCTTTGGGAGCGCAAACAAAGGTTATTACGTTTCAGGCTCAAACGTCGTTCTAACGCCAAATCCTGCACAATCAGCAACATATACGTTAAGATATACGCCAGATGTTACAGATATTGATGATATGACAGATTATTTCACTGTTGATACTACAAATACTGGGAATATTATCTTGCCTTCTGAATTTAAAGAATATGTGGTGAAGGCTTTGGATGTATTTTACAACCAATGGGATGAAGAGGTTGGGATGGAGAGTTTCGCTGATGCTAGGTTTACTAGAGCTTTAACTGAGTTAGCACAAACTTACAAACGCACACCAGGTGTGTACGGACTAGATGATTACTCAATTTACTACTAATTATGGCTTATTACCCAATAAGGGCAAATGCAGGTGGTCGTAAGAGCCAAAACTTAACATTAATGGCTCCTAAAGGACAAAATCTTAGAGATTTGCCACAGCTTTTAGATGCTTCTTATGCACAACGCATTAGGAATTATTTAATTGATGCTTCTGGACAGCTTTATAAGAGGCAAGGTTTGGAGAAGATAGTTGATACAGCAGGAACTGACCCGATAACAATGGTGTTAGAGTACAATTCAGATAACTGGATCATTGGGTACGGGACTACAGTTGCTAGATATGAGTTAAGTACAGAAACTTTAACTGTTTTAAAGAATGATTTTACTGCTAATGATGGGTTTGAGGGCGTTAATTATGGTGAGTATGTTTTTATTGTGAATGGAGAAGACAGCCTATATAGAATGGATGCAGCTTACACGCTTACTGCTGTAGCTGGAGCACCAGTCTCTAAATGTATTGCAGTAGCTGGTAACAGAATCGTGTTAGGAGATGCTACTTCTCCAGGTACAATTAAGTATTCTGAGGTTGATGATGGGACTAATCCTCCGTTCACTAGCTGGTCTAACGGAACTAACGCAAATGAGCCTGGAAACGCTTACTTTAGAAACGGTGGGTTTGTTCATTCTATTGTAACTTTGGGAAACAACATTGTTTGTTTCGCTGAGAACGGGAAGTTTGCTTTCTACTTAGATCAAATTGATTTAGGAGGAACGATTAGCAAAATTGAGAGAGAAGTGATGAGTAGAGTTGATTATGGAGGGTATAGAGGAGCTATCCAAACACAGAAGGGGCTGTTTTATGTTAACGAAGCTGGGTTATGGAACTTGGTGTCACTGGGACAAGCTGATGTAAAATACAGTGATCAGGAAGGAAAGGCGACACTACTACTAGGAGGGGACTATTTTGATGGAGCAGATTTAAGTGATGCTACTTTGGCGTTTGATACAGCTAAGAATACAGTTTATGTAAGTTATCGTAAGGGGTCAGACTCTAACAACTTTATGATAGCTTATAATACAGATACTCAAGCGGTATCAGAGATTACTGGATGGACTATTGGAAGGTTTATGGTAATTGGAGATGTCATTTATGGAGGAAGTTCAACAGCTGGGAAAGTTTATCAGTGTTTTACTGGATTTGATGATGATGGGATTTCTATTGGTACTGAATACATCCAAGAAATCACTGTAGGAACACCGTTTACTAAGAAGCAGCTAGATGGTTGTTATGTACAGGGGTTCTTAAGCTCTTCTTCAGTTGTCAATGTGAAATTTGATATCTATGATGTACAGGGGCGACCAATCAACAACAAGTTAAAGCTGGAATGGGAAGCTCAGTACAACAATAACTCTTATGCAGGGTATAATAGTGCTGCTTACGGAGTTTCTCCTTACGGTGGCGATGTGGACAGCGCAGATTTAGTAGAGAGCTTCGATGGGGCAACAGACAAGATTAGAAACTTCCAACGGATCAGATTACATATCACTAATAGCGATAAGCTACCCCATATCATTAACTGGATTAGCTTGCTTACTACAGAGAAATCAAAGATCCGAAGGAGAAAACTTACTAACGTAACCTAAATAACTTATGGCAGACTCAACAACAATGCCAACCTTAGCGTACTTTCAATGGGCTAGACCTGATGCCCCTAACCCTAAGCTGGCAGCACCAATTGATTCAGATGACACTACTTTAGTTTTTACATCTGCACCAGAGGACGAAGATGGGAATGTAATCACTACAGCTTTCCTAATGGGGATCAAGAATAGTGATTCTTATGTGGAAACAATTTATGTACCAGTTGGAGCTTTAAGTGTGGACGGTCTAACAGCTACAGGGGTTGTTAGAGGGATTGATATTTCAGGAATTGATTACACTACTGGGAACAGTAATTTTGCTTCAAGTTTTGATCAAGATAGTCCAGTTTTCTGTAATGTTACTGCGGTAGCTGCTTCTATTATGAGAGATTTGTTACAAGGTACAAATCAGATGGCTACAGGTGGAACAAGTTTCACAATCGGAACTGAGCCAGGAGCTAGTGGAGAAACAGTTACTTTATATAGAACGACTACAGCAGGCGTTAGAAAAGGTTTCTTTAGATGGGAATCAGGTACAGGAAAAACACAATATTCAGACGATGGGACAACTTGGGTAGATAATGATGATAATACAGCGGGTAATCTTTCACTTGTTTCAGCTAATGATACAACTGCTGGATACCTTAATGGGAAGCTAGTAGCTGGTACTAATGTCACTTTGACAGAGAATAATGACGGAGGGAACGAAACATTGACTATAGCTGCAAGTTCAGCTAATCCGACGGTTACAACTCATGCAACTTATACTCCAGCTTATTTAACAGGAGGTAACGCACCTGAAACAAATGTCGCTATCTGGGATTCAGTTAGCGATGGGGAGTTTGCGATTACTATTGATGGGGTAGCAAGAGAGATTACAGGATTAGACTTTACAACCCCTGTGACTAGCATGGCAGAGGTTGCTGCTGTTATTCAAGCAGGTATCAGAGCAGTAACAGGTTCAACAGAGACATGTACATGGAGTGGAACAGAGTTCGTAATTAGCTCAGTTGATACAACTGCGAGTTCAGCTATTACAAAGACATCTACAGTAGCTGCACCAGCGGGTACTGATATCTCAGGTGCAGGAGCAGGTGCTTACATGGATTGTGACGCTGGTTCAACTGCTGCAGTAACTGATAAGGTTCTTGACCCTACAGCGGATGCTGGGAAGGTTCCAGCATTGAACGCTAATGGGAACGTAGATACAGATTTATTACAAGAGGTTATTCCTACAGGAGGATATACAGCTAAAGGTGAGATCGTAGCTGGTACAGCTGCTGATACACCAGGTTTACTGAGTGTAGGAAGTAATGGGCAAGTGTTAGTAGCTGATAGTGGAGAAAGCACAGGGCTAAACTGGGCTACTATTAGCAAGGGGGAAATTGTCCACAGTGATTTTACACAGGTTGTTACTACGAATAGCGGAGCTGATATAACTTTGATTTCGTATACTGTTCCAGCCAATGCGTTAGGGACTTCTAACGCTTATAGAATAGTTGCTTTCTGTTCAGATATTGACGGAGCAGGTGGAGGGGACACAGCATATAAACTAAAATATGGATCAACTGTAGTCGCTACAGGGACAGCGAGCGGCGTGAATGATCAAGGGAAGGTAGAAGGGTATATTCAGGCAGCAGGAGGAACTGGTGCTCAAGAAGGGATGGTGTGTGGCTCAGCAGGAGGAAGTAGTGGATTTGGCGTAGGGGCTGGTACAGCTGCTGAAGATAGTACGGGGGCTTTAACTCTTTCTTTAATTATCAATCATGTGAGTACCAGTGGTGATGTCACATTCGACGGAGGATATGTAGAGTTCATCCCTGGATCTTAGAAATATAAGACAACTAACTAAATAAAACATGGCAATAAAAACTAACAAGTATTCCGCCTTAACGAAGAAAGCCAATCCTAACGGCAGTGTTAAGCTTGGAAACACTACTTACGGGTACAAACCTAAGAGGAAAGGTAAAGACACTTCTAACGCGAAGCCTGTTGATTTGCCAGAGATTGGAACGCCTGAGGGTATTGACACTACAGTTGGTGGGAAGAAGGTGACTACGGGGGCAATGCCAGGCATGTATGTTGATGCTAAGGGGAATACTATAGATACGACTAATGTGAGTGGCGTGGCTACTGGGGGGTTACTTGCAGGTGAAACCAACGAAGAATATAATTCTAGACTTGGTTTAGGACCAAACGATCCAGGTTACAGAAGATCAGCTCCAGGTTCAACACCAGCTGAAGACTTTGCTTTTAAAGATGTAGGAGAGGAAGCATTTTATCGTGTAAGTGGGGAGGTTGATAAGACAGCTCAAATGGCTACTGATCTAGGGTTTGAGAGCTATAGCGCGTTGCCTACTAACTTGAAGGACTTTGTTGACCAATTTATTGAACAACAACAAAAATCAGACTTAGCGATGGCTGAGTACGAGAAGTCGGTTGCTGATATCTTAGATGAACGTAGTATTGAGCAAACAAGAACAGCTGGTGCTAGCCAGGCAGCTGCAACTGAGGCTTCTTTGCTAAGTGGTAGAGAAGGGTTTGTAGGAGGAACAGAAATTGGAGCAGTTAAACAGTTTAAGGATCTAATTGTTACTGAAATAGACTCAGCGCAAAAGAGAGTTGATCTAGCTAAAGCTCAAAGAGTTAAAGCTTTAGAAGATCTTAAGAGGGCGCAAGACAGACAAGATTTTGATGCAGCAGAGACTATTAAAGGACGTATAGCGCAAGCTGAGGCAGCGATCAACGCAGAAACGACTAACATGATCGAGCTAGAGCAAAGAGGTGCTCAGATCGCTTTAGAAGAGTTTGCTACGTTAAGTGCTGATCAGAGGGCTAGCTACAGTACTTTCCAGAACTTGATGGAAACAGGAGTAGTAATGGATATGCCTTCACTGCTTAGTATGTCTAATAGTTTAGGGTTACCAGCTGATGTTGTTTATTCAGCTTATGCAGGTATGCAAGCAATTAGAGATGATAAGAGTTTGTCAGTAGAAGAAAAGAGGATTGGTATTGAGCAACAAATGAATCAGTTACGCGATTATCAGTTAGGTTTGAGTAGTGCTACTGCTAAGAAGGTTGATGATTTCTTAAAGCTTTCACAGTCTGGGAACTATACAGCTGAGCAATTACAATCCTTTGCTGTAGCGATGGATATTCCAAATGATCAGAACCCAGTTTGGATGGCTGAGCAAAGGAAACTGGCTGCTGAAGCTAAGATAGCTGAGGCTGAAGCTAATGGTCAGTTTATTTCTCCAATGGAACGTCTAGAGTACGCAGCTGCTTCTTGGGAATATTTACAGGCTACAGGACAAGCAGGAGTGTATAAACCAACAGATTCTAAATATGCAGTATCAGCTACTGCTGATGGAGGGATTAGAGTGGGGGTTGAAGCTGGTGATAGATACGCAAGAGGGCAATGCGGGGAGTTTGTAAATGACGTATTAGGCATAGGTGTAGGAGACAAGTTGTCAGACAAAACTAAGTTTATAGATCGATCTATTGGGGTTCCTCAGCCAGGGATGGCTTTTGTTATGACCGCAAACGGAAGTGCTGCGCAGTATGGTCACATTGGGATTGTGGAGAGTGTGAACCCAGACGGGACATTTAATACTGTTGAATCTAATGCTAATGGTGACGAAAAAATTACTAGGGAAACTAGAAGTATTACGGAAGTCCTTGGCTTTATTAAGCCTAATAAGTCAGAGTTTATTGGAGGGGTCGAGCCAGGGGTAGAGGGAACAGGTTATACTGATGCTCAACTTGCATTAATGAGGGATTTAAAAGGGGAAAAGATGAGTAGCACAGTGGTCTCTGAGCTAGAAAAAGCAGGTTTGACCACACAAGATTTAAGCCTGTTTGACCCAGCGACGGCTCCAATTACTACTGAAGAAAAGGATCAAGTATATGGTGTATTAGAGGCAATTGAAAGATTGAAAAATCATGAAGGATTTAACAGTGCCGTAGGGTTCTCTGCTCAAGAGCTTTTCTTGCCAGGGGACATAAAAGGAGAGGATGGTTTTATATCTGGTACAGCTGCCGCAGACTTCAAAGCTAAATTTGATTCGTTTAGAGATAGCTTGGTGTTGCCAATGCTTGATCAGCTTAAAGGGGCTATGTCAGACAATGACATCAAGTTCATTAGGAATGCCGCGACAGCCTTGTCTTTGACTCAAAGTGAAGATGCATTCTTAGAGGAGCTAGATAATATCAAGGAGACGTACGAAAAAATCTTGCAAGATAAGGGTGTTATTGATTCAGAGACATCTACTGTGGACTTGTCACCAGACGAGCTCGCTGACAAATACAACCCTGTTAAAAACAGTTTAACTAGTAAATATATAACTAAATAAATATGGCTTTCCCAACAACATTAGAAGGTGTTGAGGCACTCTTAGACTCTATGGTCGCCCAAGGGGCTTCTAATGCCGAAAAGCAAGCGGTAATAGACCATTTCACTAGACAGCAAGCGCCTCTCGCTAGCGCGGTTAGCCAACAAATTGGTAAAGTTCAAGAGACACAATCTAAGATGGCTAGCCTTCCCGAATCACAACAAAAACAGATTGAAGACCTTGTTTCTGTTTCCAAAGTGCCTAAGCAAGAGTACATTGATGCTTTTTTAGAAAAGAATAGAAAGTTTGAAGAAGGACAAATGGGTGCTGTCGCAGCAGCAGGTATTGAACAAGGTGTTCAAGACATAAAAAAGGGAGCAGGGGATATTAAAGAGGCGGTATCGGGAGAAGATATATCCGCTGGGGATAGAGCGCTAAAAGCAGGTTCTGGATTAATAGATATTGCCTCAGGAACTGCTGGGACTATTTTTTCTGCACCAGCTGCTGTTATATCTGAAGTTCCAGTAGTAGGACCCGCGGTTGAAGAAACATTTGGCTTTATTGATGAAAAGTCTCGAGATGCGGCTGTTCAGTTTGGAAACTTGTTAGGTATTGATCCTGAAAGTGAACAAGGACAAGCACTTCAAAAAGGATTTGGTCTTGTGGGGCAACTTGTTGCCGCTAAAACTGTTCCTAAAGTTGCGAAGCCTGTAGTGGAAAAGGTAAAACCATCTATCTCTCGTCTAGGGAAAGGTGTGACAGATGGGATTGTTAAAGTTCAAGAGACATTTAAGAAAACTCCAGTTACTGAAGCAAAGGTTCAGACATTATCTGTAGCAACTGGTTTAAAGCCAGAGGTTATTAAGACAATTGCAGAATACCCTGAGCAATTTGGGAAGGTTCAAGAAGGAGTTATAACAAGAGAAACGCTTGCAGATAGTGTTGCTAAAGGAATAAATAAGAGATCCTTAGAGATTAGCGAAACAGGAAAAGCTTATGAAACAATTCGTCAAAGCGGCGAAAGTATTCAAATGCCAACAAGCGCAATCAATAACCTTTTAGAGAAAAAGGGGTTTACCTTGAAGGATGGGATTCTTACCGAAAAGGGTAAGTTGTCTACTCCACTAAGTGAAGCAGACCTAATTGCTGTCAGAAAAGCATATGAGCTGATTAAAGACTCTAATTCTTTAACTGCTGCTGAAGTTTTGAACTTGAGACAAAAGCTAGATAGTCTAATTAATTATAAGACTGACGTATCACCTAAAGGGCAAAAGCTAGTTAAAGAAATGCGATTTGAGGTAGACAAGGTTGCTAAGGAAAACATTAAAGGCTTAAAAGACCTAGATTCACAATTCTCTGGAGAAATAGCTGAACTAAATAAAATCAAAAGAGAATTCTTCACAAAGGAAGGAGAACTGAAGCCTTCTTTCTTGAATCAGATGGTAAATCTGACAAAGGAGGGGAAGCAAAACAAATTGGCACTTCTTGAAAAAGTCCAGCCTGGCATCACTCAAGACTTACTAGCATTGAAAGCATTCGAGTCTATTACTGGCAAAGGTCCATCCCTAGGAAGAGTCTTAACTGGAGTGGTTGCTACGCCAGGGTCCATAGTCGGACCTGTAATCGGGGCAATGGCATCTCAACCCACAATTGCTGTACAACTAGTTAAACTTGCGTTTAAGGACTCAACCGCTTCAAAGCCGCTAATAACTAAGATAAAAGCGCAAGAACCATTCACGGTTGCTGAATCTAAAATGTTTGTGGACGCGGTGAAGCAGGCTATGCCAGAAATGATCCCTTATATAGATCAAGAAATAACTATCGAAGGCGCAGATACAGAGCAACAAGAAATATAGGGATAATAATAGGAGCTATTATTAGAGCTAAGACTGTTGCTGCTAATATCATCACTGAAAAATTGTTCATAGGTAAAACTTGTTAATAAAGCAGATATCATAGTATACTAATAAACACTACTTGTAAAGTAACTAAAATCTAACCAATATATATGGCGATTAAAAAGCAATGGGATCCAGTCTGGGTAACGGTAAAAGCTACAGGTGAGAAAGCCTGTATCAAATCATATAAGTTTGACCCAGAACTACATGTCAAAACAGAAACAGCAGAAGAAGTTGTTGAAGAAACCGCACCTGAAGTGGAAGAGGTTAAGGAAGAAGTTAAAACTGAAGAGCTTGTTTGTGAAGCATGTGGGAAAGAAGCTAAAAGCCTAGCAGGGCTAGTATCTCATAAGAGATTTTGTAAGGAACAATAACCAGTAGCGTATGCCTCTTATAGCTGATTTTGTAGATTACGAACCTGCCAAGGTTTACGACCAGGGCAAAACTGGAACATGTGTAGCGCATGCGTTCTTTACTCTTCTATCAGAACATGTTCAACAAAAGTATAAGAAGGAAGTAGAGTTTGATTTCTACAAATATCATGCCGAGATGGAGAAGCATCGTAACGGCAAGCTGAGGGTTGAATATCTCTGCGAGAAAGCAGTTAGTGATGGATTCCTGACAAAGACAGGTGAGCTTGTTAAAATCGCCTCATATCGAAAGTTTGGGGCATGGAGGAGCTGGGATTTCTTGTGCGAGCATATTCAATCGCCTAATGCTGGACCGATGCTATTCGCGGTCAATAGATACGCAGGGCATGACTTGTCACCGAAAGACACAGATATAATTGAGATGCCTACAGAGGAACAGTTTAAAAAGAAGAAGAAGAGTGGTCACATGATGATATTGAGAGGGTTCGATAACCAAGCTAAGTGGCTGCGCTGGCAAAACAGCTGGGAGGGAGGAGAAGACTTAAACGTGAAGTGGTGCCCCTGGGAAGTGTTTCAGAAGATAAATAAATATTGTTATTATATTAAGAATGTAACCATATCAGAATGAAAGAAGAATGGCGAGATATAGAAGGGTTAGAGGGGTTTTACCAGGTTAGTAGCGCGGGGCGCGTCAGATCCTTCAATAAGGCTAAGGGCAAAGATGTTAAGGGAAAGCCACGAATCCTATATACGAAGGCGAACAATAGCGGGTATTTATTGGTGTGGACGTGTCTCTATGGACGTAAAAAAGCATTAACCATTCATAGGCTGGTGGCAAAAGCCTTTGTATCTAACCCCGAGGGGAAAGAGTTTGTGAATCACAAGAATGGAGTGAAAACTGACAACAGGGTTGATAACCTTGAATGGTGTACCAGGCGTGAGAATATGGCTCACGCTCATGCTAAAGGGCTTGCGCCGCGATACGGAGTAAAGAACTCTCAGGCGAAATTAACCCCTCACGCCGTTAAGCGCATGAGGCTTATGCGCGAAATCTCCCCGAGCATGTCTTATAAAAACATAGGCGCACTGTTTGGGGTAGGGGAGGGGGCTGCCAGAGATGCGATTCTTAAAATTAAATGGTCTCACATTCAATAACCAATCACTATGCTACTTAGTCCAGTACAAAACACAGCGGTAATGGAGATGCAATGGGTTCAACGCAGACCACGTATCAGCCAGCACTTTGGCTTGAATCCACAGATCTATTCACAGTTCGGAATGAAGGGGCATAACGGAATCGACTTCGGCATTCCAGTTGGAACAAAGATCTTTGCTAGTGAGCACGGAGTTTGTAGAATTAAAGATTCAGGGCAAGCTGGGTATGGATTACATGTTAAGGTTAGGAACGCATATAAAGGTTCTGAATGCGTGTATGCTCATCTTAGTCGTGTTGTAGTTCCTGATGGGCACACAGTTAATCCAGGTGACTTGATTGGGTACAGCGGAAATACTGGTTTCTCTACTGGACCTCATCTTCATTTCGGACGAAGACTGCTCAGGCATGGTGCAGAAGATGCACTGTGGGCGTGGGAGGTATTGGACTATAACAATGGTTTCTATGGG